CTTGGCTTATCACGCTATGAAGCGCGAAGCAGCTGGGAATCCTGTTAAGCCTTTCGAGATCTGGGTCGAAACTGTAGAAGGAATTAACAGTAAGAAGTCAGACCCAAAAGCTGGCCCGTCGGAAGCTTAAATCGAATCTTGGTCGAAGTCGCAATAGCGACCCAGATCCCGATGAGAGAGTGGCAGACGGCGGAAGATTTACTTACAGCGATCGAGATACTGGAGAGGCAGAATGGCAGACACTAAAGGCCGCGGCACTTATGCCATTACTGTCGATCCGTACGAGTTTAAGAATCTTCTGGGTTTACTTAGTTCATTCCCAGCCGAGTATCAGCAATTAGTCAGAGATCGCGCTCAGCCTATGTCTCAGCGATTAGCTGGCCAGCTTATGATGAGCGGACTATCCGCTCCAGCTCCACAGACGAAGCTAGTAGTCCAGACGATCAAGTCTCCACGCGATCGTCTTATTCGCGTCGACATCGGCGGCCCTAAGAAGGTCGGTCGTCCTTATGGCGGAGAAACTTCTAAAAGCGGTAAAGGTAAAGTACGTCGACAAGCTGCTCCAGCTGGCGCGCTGCTCTGGGGAACAGAATACGGATCGCATGGCGGAGTCGACTCGATCGGCCGAACCTTTACGAACAGATTTAAGACTCCTTACAATAAGCGCGGCTACTGGATCGCTCCAGCGGTCGACTTCTATGTCCCAGTCGTCGCGCGAGAATACGCGCTTATGGTGCAACAGATCGCGGACGAATTGAGGTTAAAGTAATGGCTGGCATTCCGAAGATAAAGATTACTTTCGACGCGGACTTCGATCAGTTAAAGCGTGGAGTAAAAGGCGCACAGAATGAAGTCGAAGGCTTCGGATCTAAGATGGGCGGCTTCGCTGCTAAGGCTGGAGCTGCTTTCGCTGCGGCTGGCGCGGCCGCGGCTGCTTATGCTGGCGTTCTTTTGGTCGATGGAGTTAAGTCTGCAATCGAGGACGAAGCGGCTCAGGCTAAACTTGCGACGACTCTAGGTAACGTTACAGGCGCGACGAAGGATCAGATAGCAGCTGTAGAGGATTACATAACCCAGACAGCACTCGCTAACGGAATTACGGACGAAGTTCTTCGTCCGTCGCTTGATCGGTTAGTCAGAAGTACGAAGGACGTCGAAGAAGCCCAAAAGCTTCAGACTTTAGCTCTAGACATCGCGGCGGGAACAGGTAAGGATCTAAAGACGGTCTCCGAAGCTCTGGGTAAAGCATACGACGGCAATCTAGGCGCATTAAAGAAGCTGGGAGTCGGTATCGACGACTCGATTATTAAGTCCAAAAACTTCGACGCGGCGGCAGCTGCACTCTCTAAGACTTTCGAGGGCCAAGCTTCTAAACAAGCCGAGACATTCCAAGGAAAAATGGCTCGTCTTACTGTCGCATTTGACGAAGCAAAAGAGACCGTAGGTTCTTACATTCTCGACGCTCTTACTCCGCTGGTCTCCAATTTCGTCGATAAGGGAATCCCAGCTATTCAGAACTTCGCTAGTAATCTGGGTAAGACTCTCGGGCCAGCATTCGGCGAAATCTTTAAGGTAATAAAAGAAGATCTACTTCCGATCTTAATTTCTTGGTGGAAGTTCCTTTACGAAGAAGTAATTCCACTTATAGGAAAAATCGTAGGCCCAGCTTTAGAAGGCCTTAAATCTATCTTCGATAAAATTAAGAAAGCTTTATCCGATAACTCGGACGAATTAAAGCCATTTTTGGGATTCTTAAAAGAAGTGTGGGCATTCGTCGATAAGTATTTAGCTCCGCTTCTGGGTGGGGCATTTAAGCTTGCACTCGAAGCCATTGGAACGATCGCCGCTGGCTTGGTTACGTCATTCTCCAAGTTAGTCGGATTCTTGACTACAACTTATAACAATGCAAAAAAAATTATCGATTTCTTAAAGAATAATCCTGTAACTAATTTATTCGATGGCGGAGCTAAGAACGCTTCCTTTATCGGTTCTAGTATGAGTCAAGGATTAGTCTTCGGCGGTGAAGATGGTTCGGGCGGAATTATCAGCGGCAGCACGTTCGCTCCGTCTGGCATTACTTCGATGAGTAACGGTTATTCGCCAGCTTTGGACGCTGCGATTTTACGACGTGAAGAATTAAAGGCAGAGACAGCTCGACTTATCGCTCAGCGTCAAGCTAACGCAGAATCTAGAATTACGGTCAACATGGGCGTAGTCGGAGATCCAGAATCGGCAGCTCGGACAATTATCGACGTGCTTAATAAGTCGCAAGCTCGCGGCACTGGCGGAGCTGGGTTACTGGTCGCGCTATGACCCAGTGGACTCCAGTCTGGAGCGTTCTTATCGATGGCGTCGAGTATCGGAACATCACTCTAGCGAATCTTACGATCGAATCTGGTCGCCGCGACATCTATCAGCAAGCGGTAGCGGGTTACTGTGCTTTATCGATTCTTAACATAGACGACGATCCGATTACTGTAGAGATCAACTCTGGAATAACTGTTTACGTCCAGAACTCCGCAGCTACTTCCGTCCCTATCTTCGGCGGAAGCGTAAGCGACATTCTTACGACCGTCGAGCAGTCTGGCACTGGCGGATTAGTTCAGACCGTCACTATTACTGCACTTGGCGCGCTTTCACGTCTGCCGAAGGTTTTAACCGAAGGCGTACTTACTAAAGATTACGAAGGCGATCAGATTTACGATGTCCTAAATGGCATTCTTTACGGAGCTTGGAATGAAGTTCCCGCAGCTCTCACATGGTCAACGTACGGCGCGACTACGACATGGGCTAACGCGGAAAACAGTGGACTAGGTGACATCGACCGCCCTGGAAATTACGAACTAACGGATCGAAGCGCGAGCGTTACAGACGCTTATTCTTTAGTCGCTTCTCTAGCCACTTCTGGACTTGGTTACATCTTTGAGGACGCGCAAGGCCGAATCGGGTACGCAGACAGTACCCATCGCGGAACTTATTTAGCCACGAATGGTTACGTCGATCTTTCAGCTTTAGACGCTTATTCCAGCGGTCTCCAGACATCGACTAGAGCGGGCGACGTTCGTAACTCGATTACCATCACTTATAAGAACGGCCAGCAAGTTACAGACGATGAGCCAGCTTCTATCGCACTCTATGGAGCTTTAGCGCAGAACATACAAACATCGCTAGAAAATGGCGCAGACGCTACAAATCAAGCCGCGTTCTATCTAGCTCTTCGCGCTTACCCTAGAGCTAATTTCGAGTCTATTCGCTATCCGCTGGGCAGTCCTAACGTAAGCGATTCAGACCGTAATTCGCTTATCGGTGTCTTTATGGGAATGCCTGTAAACATTACCGATCTACCCGCGAACATGGGATCGAACTTCCAAGGATTCGTCGAAGGCTGGAGATTCTCAGCTGGCTATAACTCGCTGGCTATCGATCTTTACGTTACGCCGATTTCTTATTCGCTCGACGCGTTCCGCTGGAATGACGTCCCAGCTTCCGAAAGATGGAACACTCTTAGCCCTACACTTACATGGTTAGAAGCGACAGTAGTCGCATAAAGGAGAAAACGAATGCCTACGGTAACGCCCTCATTTAACTGGCCCGTTCCAGTGTCGACAGATTTAGTAAAAGATGGAGCGACAGCGATCGAATCGCTGGGCGATGCTATCGATGCTTCTATGGCAGATCTTAAAGGTGGAACGACTGGACAAGTTCTAGCAAAAAACTCTAACACCGACATGGACTTTATCTGGGTTACGGACGCAGCTGGCGACATTACGAACGTCTCTGTTACTTCCCCAATTACAGGCGGCGGATCTTCTGGCTCTGTGACGATCGGCATAGATTCGACAGCGGTAGTTCCGTCTCAAAGTGGACAGTCTGGAAAGTATCTTACGACAAACGGAACGGCCTCATCATGGGCGACAGTCTCAGCCGATAAAACTCTGTCACTAATTGCGTCGGGAACTTTATCAGGTTCGAGCTTAACTTTATCTAGTCTTAGCACTTACGACGACATCGTCGTAATGTTCGTTCCATTTAACTTATCGGCAGCTGCACAGATTCGCTGTCGAATAAATAACGATAGCAGCGCGAAGTATTACGCTTTCGGAACGTTAGTCCAAGAAGGCAGCACGACGACACTTCACTGGCTAGATGCGGCTACTCAGATCGATACTTACGAAACTCTTAAAAGCGGTTACTCTAACTCAAATCTATTTTTTAGATTTCAGAACTGTAAGAGCGCATCTGGCTTCACTAATTTTAACATGCAAGGAACATTCCTTAGAAACTCTACATCGGCTAACATGTCTCAGAGTTACCAAGGTGTCTATGAAGTCGCTGGAGCTGTATCTAGTTTAGTGTTCGCGCCAACTAGCGGAACGTTCTCCGCTGGCGGCTATAGAGTTTACGGAGCATAGAATGATAAGAATCGAACATAACGTAGAGACTGGCGCAGTCACAGAGTTAACTCTTACAGCTGCGGAAATTAAAGAAAAAGAAAAAGACGCCCTAGCTACAGAAGCAAAAGTAGCCACTGAATTAGCAGAGTCGACAGCTAAAGCAGCAGAAAAAGCCGCTCTTCTCGCCAAGCTTGGAATTACAGAAGACGAAGCGAAGTTACTTCTGTCATGACTTACCCAATCGGAACAGCTGCGAAAGTCGTCGAGGTTGCACTGGCGGAAGTCGGTACAGTCGAAGAAGGCGATAACCTTACAAAATACGGAAAGTTTACTAAGGCCGATGGTTTACCTTGGTGCGGATCTTTCGTTAACTGGTGCTTCCATGAAGCGGGCGTAAAGCTTCCATCGATGGTCTCTACAGCTGCGGGAGCGCATAAGCTTAAAGAAGTAAATCGATGGGTAGAGTCAGAGCCGAAGATCGGCGATCTTGCATTTATGGACTTTCCGCACGATGGCGTCGACCGTATTAGTCACATCGGAATAGTCGTCGGAGTTAAGGCGAAGACTGTTATCACGATCGAAGGTAATACATCGGGAACAGGCGATCAACGTAACGGCGGAATGGTCATGGTTAAAGAGCGGGCATTCGGGAGCGGTAAAGAAGTCGTAGGCTTCGGACGACCTAAGTTCGTCGCCTATGCTGGCGATTATCCGATCGTCGAAGTACCTACTCAATCGGCAGCAAAGCCGAAGATCAAGGAGAAGAAAGATGGAAAGCTTAAAAGCGTTACTCGCAAGCTGGGCGCGTAGCTTCTTAGCTGCGTCTATTGCGGTTTACATGGCAGGAGTGACAGATCCTAAAGCGATTCTTACAGCTGGCGCGGCCGCTGTTCTGCCTGTTATCTTGCGCTGGCTCAATCCTAAAGACACAGCTTTCGGGTCTAAGGGGAAGTGACTCGGAAACTACTCGCGGGCGGTCTGGCCTTAGTCCTTTCGGCTGGGCTGTCTGCGTGTGGTTATCAGGGCTGGATTCGCTACGAGTGCCAAGATTATGAGAACTGGAAAGAATCGCGGTGTAACCCGCCAGAGTGCGTCCCTACTGGAACGTGTACTAGAGATGTCCTTGGAGAAGAAGCTCCACAGGCCCGAAAGACGTAGAACACCCGAAGACATACACGCCCAGCTCATTCTCATAATCGGATCGACTTTAGCGTTCGTCTTCTTGATCGTTACCCTTGGGATTACTTACGCGCTTATCTTCGTTACTCAGCCGATCGGAGCGCAAGCTCCTAACGATGCGGCCTTTATCGATCTTCTGAAGACTCTGGCGATCTTCCTAACTGGATCACTGGGCGGAGTTCTTGCGGGTAATGGATTAAAGTCCAAGCCAAAAACACCAATCGACACGCCGACAGATAAGCGGGAATCTTGACCTAGACGCGTTCTTGCTTCACTCTTTACATAGGGAGCGCGAACGTCGCTCCCAGTATCGGGAGCAAGTAAT